CCATTGAAAGTACCCGATTTTAATCTTCCATCTGGCATTAATCTCTATAAGCTCACCGACACTATCTACGATGAGGTGAAATTAGAAAATGGCGTAGCTAAATTAATAAAACGTGTCGGTAAATTAGAACTAACTGGCGAAGAAGAGAAAATCACTCACTACTTCACAACACAAGCTGGAACTATTGGGTTTAAGTATAAAAACCCGTCGGAAGAAAAAATCTTCGTTCAGCAAAATTCTGTAGCTGATATTATCTGTTCACATTTTGATGCGATTAACGAAGACGCTGTCTACACGACGAGAGAAAATAAAACAGGTGTAGCTATCTATGGTGGTTACAATAACTTCCCTAAGTACACTAATACTATGGGTTTTTGGTTCAAAATAACTGACCAGGCGTACATGAAAATCACTGATGTAGCCTCGTTTAAGAACTGGCTAAAAGCCGAAAAGGCCAAGGGTACACCTGTAACGGTTTATTATGAGATGAAGAATTATCAAACCATAGAGCTTGGAAGAACCAACCTCAATCAGGTCTATGTTACAGACACTCATCTAGAACTTGGAAACGGTATCAAAGAAACCATTAAAGGTGTCGCTCCAACCGCAACTCAAACAGATTACGCTAGAGCTGGTGGTATCACCAAGACTATTTACAACACTGAAATCAAGGTCGACAAGCAGAAGCAAGAGATTGAGTCGGTAGTTTCGAAACAGACTCAGGTAGACCAGAAGCTAAATGAAGAATTTACCAAGATTACTCAAAACATTAAAGATGTAGTCACTACGATTCAAACTACTGGTGGTGGTAACCTAATTAAAAACTCAGTAGGTTATGCCAAGAATCAAGACGGAACATTAGTAGAATGGACTAAAAATAATGTAGGCTCAGTTAAAAGCTATACAAGTCCGGAATCTAGGTCTTATGGAGCGATTTCTGGTAATGCGATTGAACTTAAAAAGGGCGCTAGCATTACTCAGAGGCTCAACGTGGCGTCTAGTGGCAAAATTCCGTATTCTTTATCATTTAGAGCTAAGAAAGGCACTATTGGCACCGCTACGGTTAAATTAAGTAATACTATTGATAGCTTTGTGATTACAATTCCAGAAAATAAAGAAATTATCTGGCAAAACTTCGATTTAACCAAAATCGACCCAAGCATGAACTATCTAGACGTTACTGTTTCGACCAGTAATAACTGTGAGCAGTTCCTAATTACCGACTTAATGGTCAATATGGGAGACCAAGTGGTTCCATGGGTGCAGGCTAATGGTGAAATCCTTAACACTCAGGTAGCAGTGAATGACCAAGGCATGATGGTGTCTTCTAGTGTTTACTCTGGCGATTATGTGCAAATCACACCTCTTGGCATGAGCGGGCACTCTAATGTTACGGGGACTGATGAAGAAGTTTTTAAGCTAAATCGTGATGTTACGGAAACCTCTAAGTTAAGTGCTAGAAAAGAAATCAACATGGACCCAATAAAAATCGTACCAGTTAAAGACGGTGAGAGGCCGGGCTGGTATTTCGTAGGGTAGGAGGCAGAAATGAATAATGGATTTTTCGAAACACGGGACACTGGGTTATCAGGATACCCTAGCCGTTTGAGGTTTGAATGGTGGTTAATTGAACAGGATGTAGCTAGCAACCGCTCTCGTATTGGTTTTAAGCTTTTTGGTGTAGGTGGCACAGTCGCTGGTGCTTGGACAAGAATGTTCAGTGCCTACGTAAATGTGGCTGGACAATTATGGGAAACTGGTGGCCATAATCTATATAATGGCACGATCGTAATTCAAGGCGAAAAATGGGTTAATCATGACTCGGCTGGTGGCTGTTTCTTTGAAGTTTCTGCCGACGCTGCGATTTATCAGAATGCTAAAAACTCATTTGGGAAAGCTAGCTGGTATTTGCCAACCATTCCAAGGGCTTCACAGCCGTCTATCACTTCCTACCCGAATAACACGCCGGATTTTAATCTTGGTGAAACTATCACAATCCACATGAATTCCGTAAATGGAGCTTTTAGGCATAATGTCTATTTTATGTACGCCGATAAGACCTATGAAATTGCAAGAGATGTGCAATTTAACTGTGTTTTTGACACCAATAAAATCGCAGAAGAGATTTATAAAATTACTACCTCTAAGAAAGCGTATTCTGGGCAAATCAAGGTCGATACATTATTTAACGGTAACTTAACTGGCAGCAAAACCTGCCATTATAACGCTCATTTGGTGGGAGTCGAACCAACATTCACAGAATTTACCTGTTTTGACACAAACGCCACAACTAAGGCGATTACTGGTAATGACCAGGTATTTATTCAGGGTCAATCTCGCTTAGGAGTTAAGATTGCCAAAGAAAAGAAAGCTGAGGCTAAGAAATATGCTTCGATGAGCAAATATCTAGCTTCTGCATTCGGAGTTTCGTCTACTAAAGGATTTTCTGATACCGCTGATGTTCAATTAGACCTTGGCGTAGTTAACGCCAATACTAACCAAGTGGTGAGCGTCTCAGCGTTAGATTCGCGTGATTTTGCTACTGTTGTGCGAAAAAATATCACGGTAATTCCGTATTCAAGACCAACTCTAAATGTTTCTGCTGGTCGTAAGGGTAATTTCGAAAATGAGACTATTGTAAAAATTAGCGGCAATATTACATCACTTAAAATTGGTAGTATTGAGAAGAATGGTGTATTAAGCCTAAGGTGCAGGACCAAGTCTAGTATGGATTCTGATTTTGGTCCTACACAAAACATTCCATTCACACTTGATTCAGACATGATATTGAGAGTGCCAGATTTTTATGTCGCTTTAGATAACACCTTAAAGCACATGCTAGAATTTGAGATTACGGATAAATTGTCTAGTGTTAAGGTTTATGCCGAAATTGATGTTGGTATCCCTATACTTAGAATTTCCACGAAGACTAAGAAGCTCTATAATAACGAAGAGAGAGTGTTAACTGAAAAGGATGTTATCCCTGCAGATAATATTGTAGGTCAGCCAAAAACTAAGTATTCTACGGAAGAAATTTTAGTAGGCACATGGATTGACGGCCGCAAAATCTATCGTAAAGTTTATTCTGGTAAAGGTGATGTTCCGCACGAGGTTCAAGTCGACCCTTGTGCGACCGTTATTGATATGCGAATGATGGTTAAAAACAAAGCAAATAATGGGTCTTGGAGAACCGTGCCTTGGCTATATGATACGGCTGACAATAGCTGGGTTGCGGGCTTCTATTTAGACTCCCCACGTAGCGTCATGGTAATGCAACTAAAAGAGAATATGCGTAGCGCTTATTGGTGGCACGTTGTTATTGATTATTGCAAAGATCAGGAACCCACGCTATAATGTTTATGGCTACTCCAGTTTGCAACTTTCTGGGACAAAGTAGCTATTCGATTCCCTTTTTAATGTTATAATTAAAGCAAATCTACGACCCCAATTTCTTCGGAAATGTGGTCGTTTTTTGTTGTAAGAAAGGGCTAAGAAGCTAATGAAGAAGTACAATTTGTTAAGCATCACGGTGTGGGTCGGAATGGGAGTATTCAATGTCTTATTTTGGCTATTTGTGATTTTTCATGGTTGGTTTTTCCAAACTGTTATCGCTTATATCATACTGATTTTTATCGCTATAAAAGTCCTGAATAGAAAGGAAAAGAAATGAACTTTAAGCAAGTAGTTCAGCCGAATCTAGATGATAAGAAACTTGTAATTTTCTATCAAGGCAAGCCACTTTTAGACTGGTTTTTGTGGTGCTTAGCGGTTGCCCAGAAAGTTTTCGGGGTCGCTCCATTCGCAGCTTCCGCTCAGATCGCGTGGAATAATAACACTACGAAGCATTTAGACCGAAATCTTCCAGAAGGCTGTTTCGTCCCAATCTGGTGGACTGGCGGCTACATGAATTATGGCCATGTCGCAGTCGCTAAGCGTAGCGGTAGCTGGATCCAGATTTGGTCTAGCCCATACACCCATAAGTCATTTTTCGACTATTTCGAGGGTGAGATTAATGCCACGATTGATAAAGTGTCTCGCATTTATGGCGTGAACTATGCAGGTTGGACTGAGACTATGAATACTACTCGCATCGTGGAAGCAGTGTTGTCTAAGTCTAATGAAGAAATCGCTGCTGAAGTTTGGCAAAATAAATGGGGTAACGGCCGCGATCGGATTAACCGTTTAACTAGCGCAGGTTACAACTGGAAGGCAATTCAGGCTCTAATCGATAAAGGTGTTGGTAAACCTATCGAAAAATCTACTGAGAAGCCACAGGAAGCACCAAAGCAAGAAGAAGTGAAAAGTGTCGCTCCGAAACCAGAAGTTAAACCTGAGGTCAAAGAAGAGTCTAAAAAAGAGGTTGAACCAGAAGCTACAGTGGAACCAAAACCAGAAACCAACGCAGAACAATCTGAGGTGAATTACGCCAAAGAAAATAATGCCCTGCTTAACAAATTACTCGAATTGGTGAATTGGGTAGTTGAAAAAATGAAGAATATTTTCAAATAAGGAGAAAAATTATGAATGATTTCTTAAAAGATTTAATCGAACGCGCAGTTAAAACCTTTTCGCAGGTACTGCTCGGCTTTATCGGTACCGACGGCATCGCTTTTGGCGATGTTAATTGGGGTAAAGCCCTATCTGTCGCAATTCTCGCGACCCTAGCTTCCGTGCTGATGTCTGTTGCTAGTTTTAATCTTGGCAACAAAGGCACCGCAAGTGTCTTGAAAGATAAGTAAAATGCGAATCGCGGTGGAAGACATCACGACGTTTATCTCTGTAATTGCTGGCGTAATTACAGGAGTGGGTATCATTTCGAAATTTCTAGACAGTCTGATGAAGAAATGGATGACCACACTTATCGACCCACTAAATCAGAAAATCGATAAAAATGGACGTGAATTCGCTGAATTACTTGAAAGCAAAAACAAGAAGCTCACGGAGCTACTTGAAAAGAATAGCCAAGAAATCCATAGTATCGATATTGCCCAATGTCGGAACTTTATAACTAGATATCTAGCTGATATTGAAAGGGGCGAAAAGCTCACTGAGATTGAACTTGAACGATTTAATGATATTTACTCTCACTATGAAGAAATCGGCGGAAATTCATACATTCACTCTAGAGTTGAAAAATTAAAGAAACAGGGTAAACTGTAATTAGGATACAGGTTATAGCGTTGAGTTAAAAGAACCTCATGGGAGGGGTTCTTTTTTTATCGTTTTGCCTATACATTAAAAATAGCCCCCTCTCAACATGGGGCTATTTCGGGTTCGAAGCGTTAATCTGGTAATATCACACTGGTTCTGTATTCCTGATACTCATCTTCTGAATGCGTGCCGTCGTAGTACTTCATAGCTTCATCGATCCCGCTATATTCGCATATCATGGCTGTTTTGAGGATGATTGTGGCTTCATTCGCCATTCGCTTAAATGTCGCCTCTCGGACATCCTCGTGAGGGAGTTTTATGTCTGAGTGGTCCTGAGACAAAATCCCCTCTACTATTTGGTTGATTGTTGATAATTTCATTATTTTTCCTAATCTGTATAACCTATGCTTATAACTACATCCTTAATATCACCTAGTTTCTTAATTTGCCTCTTTTGCTTCTTGCGAAGTTTACGATGATAAGTCTTACGGACCATCTTGTTTCTCCCTTTTCTACAGTGATAACAAGAGCATCCAGTGTGCATCTTAGCATTTACCATCATTAACTCCTTAAATATTCATCAATTATTTTCTTGCATTCCTCAAGCCCAACCCCAAACTCTGCTTTGTAGCCACTCGCACGCAGTCTTTTGAGTATTTCAGCCTGTTCCTCGACATGTTTATCTTTTTTCAGGATACCATCTTTTTTATAGGGTGAGTTTGACTCGGTTTTAATTTCTAGGTAAAGTCCACCTAATGTTTTAGTCTTAACTAAGCTGTAGCCGCCGTCTAATGCTGTCTTTACTTTTGTATTCTTAGGGTCAGCTATGAACAAATCCGGATAACCGCGAGTTGGATGTAGTCTCTTATGTTTCGCCGCTTGACCTGGTGTCAATTTAATATCGGCTGCGAGATCAAAGCGATAGATTACGTCTGGGTACTGTTGCTGCAAGTATCGAGCGATCTGCTCGTAGAGATTATGCTCAGAATTATATTTCGGAATTCGCCTCATATTGTAATCACCTTAATTAGCCACACCACCAGCATTATCGGTAATATAATCCCCGCTAGTGCTGATATTAAGATGATAATTATAAATGCGCTTTCGATTAAATGTTCGATAAAGTTTCTCATATTATTTGTCCCTATGTTCTATTTCATATTTCTCCAACACTTCTAACGGAGCGTCTCGGAAGAACCTGCCAATGCTCGATATGGTTGGCCAAAACCTCGTGACCTCATCGGGATTAGATAATTCTGAATAGTCATACTCAGAAGCATAATCTAATAATGGGTGCATTCTTAATGCTCTAATTACGAGAGCAATTTGTTCTCTTGATGGTAGTGGGATCTTACCGTAAAACTGGCTCTCTTGAATTATTGTAGGCATAATCCAATCGACAATATTCTGACCATTATTCATTAGTTTAGTTCTATGGCCTGTGTATGACATTATTGTTCCTTTCGCGTAATATCTTTATCAAGGTTAAATTTTTTCTTTTTACTTGCCATACGAATTTTTGCCCAGTAGATTTGCTTGTCGCTCTTAGAATGTTTGGCAGATTTATGGGAGCTAAGCTTTCCCTAATCTACTGGTACATCAAATTCATTCTTTTTCATTAGGTTCGTCTTTATTTAGCAATTCAGGATTCTCGTGAATATTTCCTAGTATTTCCATGTCGTCGTCAACGAAATAGTCGTACGCAAATATTAGTGTCTGGTCTTCGTCAGTGTTGTCATAACCAGTAATGCAGAAAACCTCACCTGCACGTTCATTTTCTATATCACATAATCTCCGTAGTTCTTGATTGTTATATTTAACATTCTTCATTCCATATACCCCCTGGTTTTCAAAGAAACAGACTTCCCCTATAGCAGAGACCTCTGCCTCACGGACGTTAAAGACGTATTCAACGACATCCCCCTCGTAAATCTCTTTACCGTCTGTATCTTTGAGCCCTATATACTGTTCGACAATAAAGTCATCCTGATTAACTTCTGGAGCTATTGAATTTTCGAAGTCTGAGAACAAGACGCCATCCTGGTTTATATAGAAGTTTCCGGGCTTATTAAATGGGTGCTCATAAACATAGGTCTTTTGCTTTTTACTCCAAACCCTAAATTTAATTTCTCTCATATCTCAACCTCTAATTCATTATCGGAATTCCATGCGAAAGCATCTAACTGATTAAAATATACCTTTCTCATATCCGCTCCACCCCCGCCCATGTTAACTGTCACTGTTATCACTTGGCATAGTGGCCTGCCTTTCATTTCTGGGTTAGATAGATACTTTACTAAGTCATCTACTGTGTGTAGTGTAATTCTATGTGTCATATTATTTCTCATCACTTATTCCATATTTTTTAATGAACCTTTTCGCACATTTCTCGCATAGATAAAGTGGGTCTTCCCATTTTTCTTCGTCTTCAAGGTCTTTTATTACCTTTCCCATATAAACTTTTGCGACTTTATTGCAACCATTTTTATTGCATTGTGGCATCATATTTTTATCTTTCCTTTCTTGCCCCACATTTCCCGCACTTGCCGTCTATCGTATGGGTCATACAATAACAGTTTGTGCAGAGGCTAATTTGCGTATCATTCATGCTAATTCCTTATAGACTCGATTATCTTGATCTTTTATATAGCCTCTTTTCTCAAACCACTTATCTAACCTTTTATTGAAGATTTCGCCAATCACTAATTCGAGATTATTGTCTCTTGCGAATTTTTCAAGGGTCTCAATGAATTTTATAAACTGGCCATTGTGCATTTTAGAGTTGTTAATAGCTAGTAGATTCACAACTTTCTCATCTGCTAGGTGGAAAAGACCATGAAGACTACCATGCTTAAACATATAGTAATGGTCATCACCGAGAAGTTTTGCGACTGGGTACTCCATATAAACATCAAGTAATGTCAATATATTACGTGAATTACCTACGTCCGTCTCATTCATTTTTATTTTTCCGCTTGCTTTCATTTTCCCATCTCGTACTTACGCACAATTTCCCACTGTTCTTCATGTTCTTTGAGAGATTTTTTAAGAGAGTCTTCATCTTTGAAGCAAATTGTACCTGGTCGGTATTGATAAAAGTAGCTCACATTCCATTCCTTATATGTTTCAGAATAAACGCCAGCCCAGTTATCCTTATCACGAATGAACTTTCCACCCTCAGCGTCGTCTAGAAGCACTTGGCGAGCGATAAGGTATTTTCTGTAATTATCAACTTCTTTTGCAGTCTTAAAGTAGTTACCAATGAGAAAACGATAATTGTCAACATCATGTCCATCTTCAATGACACGGAATATGTAGTTACCATCACTAACATACCAATATCTTTTACCATACTCCGCTCTCCGCCTCTTGCATTCTTCTGGGACTACTTCAAACCATTCTTTAAGAATTTCTGGATTTTTTTCGAGAGTTTTCTTATGATAGGCTAGTCTTAAGGTATCTTTTTGGAGTAGGCATCCCTCTTCTGGGTGAATGAAGAATAAATCTCCTTTTTTGAACATCGGGACGTCATTTACCAATTTATAATATTTCATTTTCAATTCTCCTTTTCATGGCTGGGGTGGCTCGGCGTCCACCCCGTCAAGCATAATGGGCTGCGTTTATGACATTTAACCTTGATATGGCGAGAGAAATTATTATAGACCGCTCAAAGCACCACATTGTTAATTTTCTAAGCT